TGCGTGACGTGTACCCGGACTTGTTCCCCGAGGGCCCGTTTGATCGGGGCATCGTGGCGAACATGGTGGATGTGGCGGCACGTGATCTGGCCGAGGTGATGGCCCCGCTACCGTCGTTCAACTGTGCATCGTCCAAGGCGGTCAGTGACCGTGCCCGGGAGTTTGCGGAGAAGCGCGGCAAGATCGTCAACGGCTACATCGCCTACTCGGATGTGCAGCGGCAGATGTACACCGCTGCTGACCGTTACGTCACGTATGGTTTCGTGCCTGCGATGGTGGAAGTGGACGCGGACGAGAAGATGCCGCGCATCCGTTTCCTTGACGCTATCGGCGCGTACCCCATGTTTGACAGGTGGGGTCGCCTCGCTGCGGCGTTCTTCTCGTTCTACAAGACACGCGATGAACTCGTGTACGCCTACCCCGAACTTGAGTCCGCGATCATGGGTGCCTCTCGTGGTGGTGGCGGTGATCTGGTGGAGGTCGTGCGATATCACGACCGCTATCAGGACTTGCTGTTCATGCCGTCGAACGAGGGCCTGGTGCTGACTCGTGTACCGAACCCGGTGGGTGAGGTGCTATGTGAGTGGATTCAGCGTCCCGGTGTGGACGATGAGCCGCACGGCCAGTTCGATGATGTGCTCGCGGTGCAGGTGGCGAAGGCACGTTTCGCGCTGCTGAGCCTGGAAGCGGCACAGAAGTCGGTGCAGGCACCTATCGTGATGCCACCCGATGCGCAGGAACTTGCTTTGGGCCCTGATGCGGTGATCCGTACCGCGAACGGCCAGCAGGTACGCCGTGTCCCGATTGAGGTTCCGCAGTCGGCGTTTGCGCAGCAGTCCGTGCTGGACATGGAGTTGCGGCAGGGTTCCCGGTATCCGGAGGCTCGTGGCGGCAACGTCGATGCGTCCATTGTGACGGGTCGCGGTGTGCAGGCACTCATGTCCGGGTTCGATTCGCAGATTCGCACGGCTCAGGCCATGTTCGCGGTCGGGTTCACGAACCTTGTGCGCAAGGCCCTGTTCGTGGACGAGAAGATTTACGGTTCGGTGGAGAAGTCGGTGCGCGGTAACGCGGACGGCACCCCGTATGAGATCAAGTACCGCCCCGACAGGGACATCAAGGGCGACTACACGGTGGACGTGCAGTACGGTCTGATGGCTGGCCTGGACCCGAACCGTGCACTCGTGTTTGGTTTGCAGGCTCGTGGCGACAAACTGATTAGCAGAGACTTTCTTCGACGCCAGATGCCGTTCGCGCTTGACGCGAGCGAAGAAGAGTCGAAGGTCGATATTGAGGAAATGCGGGACGCGCTCAAGCAGGCTGTTGCCGGTTACGCGCAGGCAATCCCGGTCCTCGCACAGAACGGACAAGACCCAGGTGAGATCCTGGCGCGCTTGTCAGAAATCATCCTCGGAAGACAACGTGGACGCTCCATCGAAGAGGTGGTTGCGAAGGCGTTTGCTCCCGAGGAGCAGCCGCTTGCCCCAGGTGAGGCTCCCGGTGGCGCAGCCGAAACGATGATGGGCGCGCCCGGTGAGGTACAGCCTGGGGCGGGCGGTGGTCTTGAGGGCATCAACGAGGCAACTGGGTTACTTCGTGGTGTTGCCCCTGGCCAGGCGGGTATGGCCCCTGGTGGTCGCCCTGATTTGCAGATGCTTATGGCCAGCCTTACGGGTCGTGGCGAACCCAATCTGACTGCCGGTGTTTCCCGGCGCATACCCGCATAGGAGTTGTTATGCCCGCAAAGGGTAGCAGTAGCGGTCGCGTAGGTGGCGGCGCTGGCGGTTCGGGTAGTGGTTCGGCTCGTGGCGGTGGCCCGACGAAGGCGCAGAACAAGCAGTCGGCTGCAGCCCGCACGTACATCACTAAGAACGAGAACCGTGTCGCTGCCGGTAAGGCTGCCTATGAGCGTCGGGTGGCTGCCGCGAAGGCCGCAACGAAGCGCAAGGTTGCTGGCGGCATTGTGGCCGGTGCTGCTGCTGGCGCGGCGGTGTCGTTCGCTACGACTAAGGGATCTGAGGGTCCGAAGAAGTCGGTTCCTGTCGCTAAGAAGGCGACACCTAAGAAGCGGAGCAAGTAGTGCCTAACGTTGATGGCAAGAAGTTCCCGTACACGCCTGCCGGTAAGGCTGCTGCCAAGAAGGCTGCCGCCAAGCAGGGCGCTGAGGGTCCGAAGCGTTCCGTGAAGGGTCCGGTTGAGGGCAAGGCTGGTGGTCGTGGTGTTGCCATGAATAAGCCCGCCCAGAAGAAGGCTCGCTGATGCCTGGAATGAAGAAGAACGGTGAGAAGTTGAACCCGTCGCGTCCCGGTTTCATCAGGACCCCAACTGATCCGACCAAGAAGAAGGGTCAGATGGTTGCCAAGCCAAAGCCTACGACTCGTCCTCGTCCTGGTCAGGGTGGCCCTAAGCCGAAGCCTGTGAAGAAGCGTGGCAAGTAAGAAAGATCCCCGCCTTGAGCGGGCCGGTGTGGACGGCTACAACAAGCCGAAGCGCACACCCAGCCACCCCACCAAGAGTCACGTTGTCGTTGCGAAAGACGGTGACAAGGTGAAGACGATCCGGTTTGGCCAGCAGGGCGTTACTGGTGACAAGCAGCCTACGAAGCGTCAGGCGTCGTTCAAGGCTCGGCACGCAAGCAATATTGCTAAAGGCAAGATGAGCGCAGCCTATTGGGCAGACAAGGTGAAGTGGTGACATGCCAGCAGCGAAGCCGGGAGATCCAAGAAACTTGGCTGACCTGAGGTTCCCGCCAGAGCGCGCCCGAACTCGTCAGCGGTATCGCAGAATACTTGACGCCAGGGATGTGGTCGAAGAGAAGGCCGCTCGGAAGCGAACCGCTGCCGCAAAGAAGGGCGCAGAGGGTCCAAAGAAGTCGAAGCCTGGCGGTTACTCCATGAGTTACACACCAGGACAGTCAGGCAAGAAGAAGCGCAAGGTATAGGGAGAAACAATGCCTCAGCCCAATAAGGGAACGCACGGCAAGCCGCACACGCAGGAGCCTTTGATGGACAAGAAGGCACCTGCCCCGAAGCATGGTGACCTTCGCCTTGGTCATCAGCCCGGTGGCACTAAGGGTTCCGGTAAGGGATCGCACTGACGTTAGTTACATCTAGTGGTAGGAGGCCACGGTGAGTCAGCGTGGAGATATTGCGTTGCAGATCCGGTGGGCTGAAACGATGGTTTCACTACACGTGGAGAACGTGGCCTACTACCCGGATGTGCTGAACGACATGGGTAAGCAAGCGGGTGCCATGTTCAAGCAGGCACTCTCCGACATTTCCGATTACGTCCTCACGACTGATGAGGACGATGAGGAGTTTGAGTCGGAGTCCGAAGAGGTAGAAGAAGCATCTGATTGAGGGGAGCCAAACGCATGGCTAATGGTCATGGTGGGATGCGCACCCCCAGTAACCCGGCCCCGGTGAGTGGGCCGGGTGCTTTGTCCCAGCGCACTGACGGTCAGCCCGCACGGTACGCCTCCGGCATGCCGTATGGGGACGGGCAGGATTTCTATGACATGCAAACCGCAGCGCCTATGGCAGAGACAGACAACGCTGCAGCGGGTGTACGACGTGCACGTCAATCGCAGCCTCGCATGGTGGAGGAGCAGGCGACGCCGCTGTTCTCCCCCACGCAGCGACCGGAGGAGCCGGTCACGTCAGGGGCGGTACTTGGGCCGGGTCCTGGCCCTTCACTTGGTCAGGGCGGTGAGCGCCCGAGTAACGTCCTTATGCGCCTGGCCGCGCGAGACACTACGGGCGAGTTTGAAACCCTGGCGCTGATTCTGCAGCAGCGGGGTCTGTAGTGGCTGAATACACTCGCAAAGAGCGAGCGAATCAGGAGAGCAAGAATCCTCCTGCGTATGTGACTGGCGCATCGAACCTTGGTGTGGTGGGCCGCATCCAGCAGACCTCCACGATGGAGTTCCCCACTGCATCCATGGACCCTGTGTTCATGCAGACGGCCCCGATCCCGATGGGTCCTGCCCGGTACCGTCCGGTCACGCAGAACCCCATGTTGTACGCGCCGGGAACGGTGCATATGTCTACGGCGGATCGCCTTGAGCAGCGCATTACTGAGGCTCGGCGTGCCGCAAACATGCTTCGTCCCTTTGGTGCTCGTGGCTTGTCGCTGGCTGATTCAGCGGAGCGACAGGCCGAGTTCCTGCAAGGACTCTTGAACGGCACACGTTCCGCTGACGGCGGGTACGTGCCGGATCAGTTGTCGGCCACGGAGAAGGCGTACTACTCCGGTGAGTCGCGTGCTGATGCGGAGTCGCAGTCGGCTGACTATGACTCCCCCACTCCGGGCCGCTACCCGAACTGGGGTGGCCTTGCCGCCCCGCAGGGTTACTGGGAGCAGGTGGCATGGCTGACCAATAATGCGCCTGGTGCCCTGTCGGCTCTTGCCGAAGAGGGTTTGAAGCCGGGCGATGTGGCTAACGCCACCGAAGTCTTTTACGCGAAGCGCACGTCGCAGACGGTTGCGGAACTGTTGACGATGGGCCTGCAGTACAAGGCTCTGCAAATCGTTTCAGTCCTTCCCCCGCGTCAGCGTGTGCTTGTCGCTGCATTGGTGGACGAGGAGCGCAAGCAGCATGCCGCTGCCGCTGAGCAGGCCGCCAATGCTCGTGGCGCTGCCGGTACTCGCGGTGGTACACCCGACACGGTGCGTGGTGAGAGCGTTGGTGCTCAGGCTGCTTCTGCCGCGCCCGTGGAGGGCGAGGAGGAGAACCTCCTGATGACGGGCTTCAATTCGATACTGAACGCACTAATGGTGCCGCTTCAGTATTCCGTTCAAGCGTCACGTGCGGGAAACATTCTGCTGCGCACGGTTAGTCCGTTCGCTGCGGTAGAAGGTGACACGGGACTGCTGGACACGACGGCTGCGCCTCGGTCTGAGCAAGAGGGCGGAGTGCTCGGTCTGCTTCGACAGGCTTGGGACAGTGCCGCACCGGGTGCACTGAATCAGCAGGGCCTCAGTGGGCTGCGCACCGAGTACGGTGACTTCGCGGTGGATCTTGCTGTTGACTTCTACATGGCCACGCAGTCGGAAGACCCGAACGCCATGCAGAACTTTCTGCGACTTCACGAGTCCGACCCAAACGCGCAGGCGTTGATCAACCAGATGATCAACGGCACGGACACGGGCGGTGACCGCACAGCCGCGAGCCTGTTCGTTGAGGTTGCTGCGTTGGATCAGGGCAACTGGGGCAACTTGTATGCGCAGACGTTTGGCCTTGAGCCGGACCCTGACAACGACCTGCAGAACCTCGCCTTTTCCACGACACGCGACGTGGCGAACGTATCGTCGTGGTTCGTCATGGACCCGCTGCTGTACGGCGGCACGATCGTCAAGGGCCTGCAGGCTGCACGTTGGGCGGCAAACGCTAACCAATTCGGTGGCAGTGTTGCGACGGCTATCCGTGGGGATAAGGCTGTGCGCCGCTGGTATGACAGTTTCGGTGCGGCCCTCAAGGCTGTGGATGATGTCCGCGAAGGCACCAATCTGGCCGCGCAAAAGAACGCTCAGAGTCGGCTGAATCGCTTTATCAAGCGTGAAGCCCTATACGGTTCCGCTGGCCTCGCTCAACTGGGCAGGAAGTGGAAACTCTACACGGCTGACGATTGGGCCCGCTTCTACGACGATCTTGACACTGCGGAGAAGTTGGCCAAGGGCCAGCCCGTGAACTTCCCATTTATTGACCCGTCCAAGCGGGGCGCTGAGTTCCTGAGCCAGTACGGAGCGCAGGCGCGACAGGAGGCAACTCGGGCCGCTCGCGCTGCCCGTCCCAACCCTGAGCGCGTGTGGGATGCCGCGCGTGCGGAAGGCATGCAGAAGGCTGCGCAGGGGCCGAAGCGCACCCTCATGATGCCCCATATGTCTCGCACATCGGAGGCGTTCGCCTCCCTGTCGGGGAAAATCCTGGGCAGTTCAGTGATGTCTCGTGGCGGCCCCGGCGTGGCCCGCATGGAGAAACTGCTTGATGACGTGGTGCCTGAGTGGCGCACCATGAACGCTGATGAGCGCACCGAGGCGCTGTTCACGGCTTTGGGAAGCGAGGACATCGCAGACCTTGTGGGTGCACGCCTGAGTGACTTCGTGGCCATGGATTCCGGTGGGCAGCGCACTGCTGTTGCCCGGTTCCTTGACCGCTTCGTCACCGCCTACGGCAGCCGGGAGCGCCTAACGTCCGCCTTGGGCACTGATCGCAAAGGCTATCGCCGCCGTGGCTGGTACTTCGGACGGGGCGACCTCACGTTCAGTGAGGCTGTCGTGGCGAAGGTGGATCGCTGGCGTCGCCTAGGTGCCACGCTCCCTGACTCACGTTTCGGCATCGTGACGGCTGACGCTTCTGATGCGGACAAGGTGTATCAGATCATGCGTTGGGCTGGCATCGACCATGCTGCAGCCACACTGTTCAAGGACTTCTGGATCGGTGCCAGTGAGAACGCTCGCATGGTGGCGTACACGGGTATTGTGCGCAGTTCTCTGCGCGCTAATGGCATGCACCTTGTGGCTCCCGAGGTGGAGGCCGAGGTTCTTGAGCGTGTCACGGGTATTGCTTCCCGTGAGTTGCATGCACCATTCAGTGTGGCCCGGCACGGCGGTGTCATGCGTGACATTGAGAAGGCCGCTAACGACATTCACGCCCAGCAGCAGGCAGCCGCTAAGGCAGCCAAGGCCGCTGGTGAGGACATCCCGCCTGTGGAGTCGGTGTCCACTATTGCCCGCACGCTTGAGAAGGAAGCCCGTCAGCCAGGTGGGGCACTGCGCACCTACGTGTCCCCCAGTATGCACGCGGGTGGGGAACTGTCGTCAGCGCAGTACATCGGGCAGACAAGTCCGGTGGCATGGATGCCGAACTTTGCCGCACTAGATCGTTACACGGCCCGCAAGTCCATGCTCAACGCGCTGCTGTTCAGCAACAACGTGTCATCCCTCATCGTGGACGCCTGGGTGCTGGGCACCCTGGGTGGGCCTCGCTTCCAGTTGCGTAACGGTGTTGAGGATGTGGGCCTGTATGCGCTCACTGGCGGCACTGTCGGCAACTTTGCCCGTGGCCGGAAACTGAGCCAGACGGTTCGTGAGGCTTCGGCTCGTGACGACATGCGCCTGCGTGCAGCGACACTGGATCGCAAGAAGGCTGCCGAGGAACTTGATGCGGCTCGCTTGAAGTTTGATAACGGTGAGATCGACAAGCGTGATCTGCGGGTTGCTGAGGATCGGCTCAAGCGTGCCGCTAATGTGCTGCAGCATCTTGAGAAGAGCAACAAGGTCGGAGCCAACCAGAAACTCGGCTTCGTTCGCACTTCGCTTGTGCGGCTTTCGGATCGCGTGTCACGCGATGCGGTGAGCGGTCGCGTCAACGACAATATGGCTGCCCGGTTCTCGCAGTGGCTCGTGCCTACCACGTCGAAGCAGGAGCGCCTGCTCGCTGCTGAGGGTGGCCGTGAGGCTGCTGCTGACCTGCAGGTCAAGGCCATTCTTCGGAACAAGTTGATGCTGGTCGTGGACAAGGAACTGCGCGGTATCCCTGTTCGTCTGCGCCGAGGTGCGGATATTCCGGAACTGTCGCCACGTCAGCAGCAAGCCATGGCTGCCACTGAACGCCTCCTCAAGTCTGAGTACGGCACGATCTACCGCGACAATGCTGCCGAAACTTCACGGCACCTTGCGGACGGAACGTTCCCTGCCGTTGATGACATGGGTGACTACACCATCATTGAGGGTGAGGTTTTCCGGCGCATCTTCTTCGATGCCGGATACACGACTGAGCGTGTCGGCGGGCGTCTGAATGAGAATCAGGCGCGAGCGATGATGCAGCATTTGCAGTTCATCGTCGGTAACGGTCGGCTTGGTCAGGCTGCCCTTGAACGCTTGCCCCGCTTCTGGGAGGCGTACAACGCTGCTGGTGCATCTAATGGTCTTGCTATGCGTGAGATCGTGGAAGAGGTGCTGGCTGAGGCGAGGCGTGGCAAGGACTGGCCTATGTTCGCATCCCGGTTCCGCAAGATCGCCACAGACGGTGAACTCAAGTTCGTGGAAGACCTGCTCACGGATATGGCTTCCACTTTCACTACCCGCAGGGGCCAGTGGAATGAGTCGCTGTGGAAGGCGCTGCGCACCGAGGACGATAAGGGCGGGGCGTACTTCCGTATTTGGGATGACGCTGAGCAGAAGTCTGTCGTGCACGACATGGACTTCATGGATGGCACGTTCGATGCACCTGAGTCGATCCTTGTGTACCGGGGTGAGCCTGCGCTACTTCCTGCCACTCGTGGCGGGTATGAGCGGTTCACGAACTGGGCGTGGGAAACGATGGGCCGCTCGCTGGCCCGCATGACCCGTGAGCCCCTGTGGTACGGCAACTACCTTGATGCCGCCTACCAGTTGGAGCCGCTGCGCCTCAAGTACGCCAAGATTTTCGGTGAGGCCCAGGCCGACCGGATGATTACGGACCTGGCGGCTGAGCGTGCCTACAACCTGACAATGGCGTATGTGGACAATCCGGCGACGCGCACGCAACTCGCGTGGAGTGTGCGCAATATTGCCCGCTACTACCGCGCCGTAGAGGACTTCGGTAGACGCCTAATCCGTGTGGGCAAGAACGATCCGATTGCCTACTGGAAGGCCACCCTCGCGTGGCAGGCCAGCCAGGACTTCGGGTTCGTGAACAATGACCAGTACGGCAACTCGTACTTCATGTACCCGTTCAGCCGTGCGGCATTGACGCACCTGGCTGCTATCGGCGTGGATGCGAAGTTCGCGCAAGCCCCGGTCGCTTTCGGTGGCAACGTGCAGTGGATCAGCCCTTCGGCTGACCCGAACCAGTGGATTCCCACACTGTCAAGCCCGTGGGCTGCAGTGTCCCTGCAGCCTCTCATTCGCCGCTTGCCGATGTTCACTGAGTTCTTGAACCTTCCTGAGTTCGCTCAGGTGTCCGAGGACACGGCCAAGCAGATTGAGTCCAACCTGTTCGGTGATATCGCGGCTGACACCACAGTGGAGTCGGCATACGATGGGCTAGGCGGAGAGTTCGCGTCCAGTCTGTACTCGGCACTTCCCCCCAACTTCAAGAAGTTGGCCACACTGGGCGGCACCCTGTATGGCGGTCAGCCGCCTGGCACGTTTGGCAACAAGATTGCCATGAAGACATTTATGTTGATGGCTGCTGCCGGTCTTGCACCCACTGCCGAAGAGTGGGTGACGGGTGACAATGCCAGCAAGTTCCTTGCGGATCTTGACCGGCACACGATTCAAGTTTCGTTACTGTCGCTGATCTTCGGAACTATGGCTCCGGCTTCGCCGCAGTACATGGACGACAATCTCACGATTGCTGCCCGTGAGGCTGGCTGGGAGTCCCTGGTTCCTGCCCTGCGGGACGCCATCACGGCGTCCACGGATAACGGCAGGACGTGGGAGGACGCCTACATTTCGTGGACTGCGGCCAACCCGAACTCGGGTGCGTTCATGGTGACGCGACGCAAGGGTTCCGAGTACGGCTTCGTGGAGCCCCTGTCGGGGAATGTCGATTACATTCGACAGAACCGTGACCTGTGGGACACGGTGCCGAACGGTGTGACGGTGTTCGCCCCGAACACGGGCGAAGAGTCGTACAAGTCGTACAAGGCGATGCAGATGTTCAATGCATCGGAGTTCAAGGATCTTGAGCAGTACGGGACTGAACTTGTCACGCAGTACGCCTACCAGCAGTATCTTCTGAGCAAGTCTGACTTTGAGGCCGACACTGCCGGTGTCGCCAAGTACAACCCTGACGGCTCTATCAACGAGCAGTATGCGTTGGCTGAGACTGCCTGGCAGGACACAAAGCGGGCGCTCGTCACCCAGTTCTCGGGGCTTGAAACGCGCTTGAATCTGCGCGAGCAGAAGGACCGGGATGACTGGATTGACGAGGCTAATCAGATTGTGACGGCTGGCCGTGAATTGGCTACGCGCGGCAACGGTAAGGCTCAGGAAACGATGAGCCTGATTGAGTCATACCTTGACGCCATGAATGACATGAACCGGGCGCGCACTGATTACAGCATGGATTTCGCTGAGGAGTCACCGCTGATCAAGGAAGCGTGGGATGCCACGGTGTCGTCGTGGCTTGCCGGTCTTGAGGTAGTGGATGAGGATTCGGCCCGCACCATCGTCTACACGTTGACGAAGGCGCTGTCGAAGAACTGGGATGTGGAGGGCTTCGGTGGCTAGGGGCGACGTTCCTACTTCGGCTGACAGGTCGGAGTATCAGAAGCGCAAGGAAGCGGCACAGAACCGCGAGACAGTCTCCACGTACCCGAATGTGCCTGGTGGCTATTCTCCCAGTTCAACGGCTAGTGCAGCGGCTAACCGTGGCCAGGTGGCCATGGGCACACCCATTGTGGAGAACCTGCAGACATGGCCTAAGGGCGCTGCTCGCCCTGGCATGTACACGCACTACAGCCAGTATTACCACTATGTGCCGGTCACGACGGCTCAAGGCGGCAATCTTGTCAACACGTTGCCGCGCTGGCAGTGGGATCTGTTCAATGCGGTTGCGCAGGAGCGCGGTGGCATGTCTAACGTGAACTCCGTCTTTGACGAGTATGCGGCTCGCTCCGCATACGAAACCGGCTTTGGCAGGAACTACTCCCCCACGGATCTTCTGCTGGCTGATCTTGCCGATGGCAGGGTCAGCCTTGGTGATGATCAGTCGGGTGGGAGTGGGTCCTACTCGTATGGCGGTGGCGGTGGCTTCGGTGGTGGTGGTTCTGTCGGGTCTGTGAACTTGACGAACCCCGAGGATGCTCGCGCGGTGATCAACCAGTTGAGCCTGCAGATGCTTGGCCGCACTGTCACGGATCGTGAGTTCAAGACGTACTACAAGTCGCTGACTGAACTGGAAATGTCCAGTCCGCAGACGGTGCGCATGGACGTGGACGACAAGGGCAACCCTGTGCAGGTGGTGGAGGGTGGCCTTGGTGCTGAGGGCCGCACTGCAGCCTTGCAGGAGTCGCTGCGTGATTCTAAGGATTACAACGAGTACACGATTGGCTCACAGTCTGCTGACTTGATGATGCAGTACTTGCAGAAGAGGGGCATGTTTAGTGGCTGATCAGGTAGTTCCTAACAGCGGCACCCCTGCAAGTGGCACTGCGACTGGGGCTTCCCGCAAGTGGGATAAGAACGCTGACGGCGTGCCTGATGTTCTTGAGGACGCTGATACTCGCAAGCGGCTGCTCCGTAAGTATGGCTACACGGAGGCGGACCTAAAGAACAAGGCTGCCCGTGACTTGTTCTATGAGGCTGTCCGCAAGGAGTACAGCCGTAAGGAAGCCAACACGGCTCGTGACGAAGTTTACGTGAATGACCGAGCCACGGTCAGTGAGATCGTAGACAAGTCCGGCTTCACAATGGAACTGATCCGGGCGTATCCGGAGTTGCGTGAGGTTTTCCGGAGACTGTCGGACATGCTGGCCCGTGGCAAGGTCACAGAGCAAACACTGTTTGCAAAGTTTGAGGAACTGATCGCGGATACCGCTTTCGGTAAGCGAACAAACACTGAGATCGCCGCTGACCTTGACCGCTACAAGGAGAACAACGAGTCTAACTGGCTCAAGCGTGTGGAGCGCACAGTTACTCGCATATCGGAGTTCTTCACTGCTGAGGCTGGCGGCCAGTTGGATCAGGCCGCTGCCGAGGAACTGGCTGTCGAACTGATCTATGCGGGTGAAGAGAACGATCAAATGGCGGTGGCTCGCCGTGTCCGCAGGTGGATCACGGACAATCGCAAGCCTGCCGATGATGACGCTGAGGTGACCGAGCCGGGCTCTGAGGAGTTCACGGGCGGTGGTGAGCGTGGGCGCTTGCGCACCACGCTGGCGAACTGGTTTTCCGCTAACGGACTTGTCGTGCAGAGCGAAACACTGGATGGGTACATCGACCAGATCCAGACGGGCGGCACGACGATTGACGAGTTGAAGCAGTGGTATCGGGACAACCGCTTGTCTGTGACTTACGGCGGCTATGCCGATGATTTCGCTCGCGGAATGGATGCCTCGGAGATCGCCATGGACTTCCGCTCAGTAATGGCTAACTTGCTTGAGCGGACTATTGAGGACGTTGACTTCGACGATCCACTGGTGCAGCGGGCTATGCAGCGGCGCGGTGAGGATGGCAAGGCGCGTCCCATGACGCGGTATGAGTTTGAGCAGGAAGTGCGTAGCACTGACGACTGGCAGCAGACTGACAACGCTATGTCCATGTACACGGATATTGGTGAGGGAATCCTTCGCTCGTTCGGGTTTAGGGGTTAGACGTGGCTAAAGATAGGAATCCCCCGAAGAACGACAAGAAGCCGAAGCCGGACCCTAAGCCAGTGCAGGGTGTTTCTGAGGCATGGACGCTTGAGGAACTTGGGCCTGCTCCTGACGGTATGCAGTGGGTGCTGCAGTCTCATGGTGGTGCGGCGCTAGTTCCGCTGCCGCAAGCCCTATCGGATGGCGACACGGAACCTGAGACTGGCGAGATTCCGCCTAAGCCTGTCGTGCCCGGCAAAGACTTCTACTGGAATGGCCAAGTGTGGGTGCCGTTCGATGTGGAGGGCTACGAGTCCGAGTCGGATAAGCGTGAGCGTGAGGCTAAGGAGCAGCGTGACCGGCAGACCGCCGAGTCGTATCTGACGGACCTGCTTAGCCAGTACGGGCTTGAGGAACTCATCCCTACCGTTTCGGGACTGATCAAAGAGTGGGGCACGAACACGAACATCATCGTGTCTCGCTTGCGCGGCACTGAGGCTTACAAGACGCGATTCAGAGGGAACGCTGACCGCATCAAGAATGGATACAACGCACTTTCGGAAGCGGAGTATCTGTCTTCTGAGGATGCCATCAAGTCCACGATGCGCAAGTACGGCTTGACTGGCGACTACTACAGCCGCGACAAACTTGCCACCCTTATCGGTGGGGATGTGTCCGCTACCGAGGTGGATGGACGTATCGGCCAGGCTAAGAAGGTCATTGACAACGCTGACCCGAACATCAAGAACAGCCTGGTGGGCCTGTATGGGGTGGGCATGTCGGACATGTTGGGCTATGTACTGGCACCGGAGACTGCTCTTGAGGTGGTGCAGCGCCGCGTGAACGCAGGCTTCGCTACTGGTGTGGCTCGTGGCCAGGGCATTGACCTTGGCTCTATGGGTGACACGAGCCTTGCTGAGCAGATCGGTGATCTCACGTTCGGTGATGAGCGGACGTTGCGGTCGCAGTTCGATGCTATCGGCGGGCTGGCGCGTTCGACGCGCCGACTGTCAGGCATTGACCAAGAGCGGGTTTCTGACCGTGACGTGGTGAAGGGCGAGTTCGGTATCGACGCTCAGGCCGGTCAGCGGGTGAAGAAGATGCAGTCGCGTGAACGTGCACGCTTCTCCGGCCAGTCGTCAACGACTTCCGGCACTTTGTCGGGCGGTGGCATTTAGCCACCGGGGGGTGAATGGACAGTTGGATCGCTTAGCCCGCTGACGGCGGCGAACCATAACCCAGGTTCGATTCCTGGCACCTCCACTCCGCAACAAGACCGACCGGCCCTTGTGCGCGTATTGAGCCCGGTAGCAGAAGCCAGCCCCACCCCCCAGTGGTGCTGTGGTCTGCGTTCATCTCATAACAGTTAGGGAGTGCCATGTCAGGCATTGAGGACGACTACGACGATTACGACGACGAGTTCGGCGGGGACGCTCGCGGCTCCGATAACAACGTCCTTCGGGAACTGCGTAAGCAGAACCGTGCGAAGGAGAAGCAGATCAAGGAGTTGACTGAGCGGCTTACTGGGCTGGCTCAGCAGACTCGTGAACGTAGCGTCAAGGATGTTCTCGCGGCTAAGGGCTTGAGCCCGAAGATCGCAAAGTTCATTCCCGAGGACATGACCTCTGAGGAGGATGTGTCGGCTTGGGTTGAGGAGAACGCCGAAATCTTCGGCGGTGCTCCTGCGCCTGTGGATTCTGATGGTGAGGCGGGTGGCCCTGATCTTTCGGGGCTGACGCAGATTAGCCAAATGCAGTCCACGGGGCAGCCATTTGACGGGGACTCCGATCAGGTGGCTGCACTCATCCGTAGTGCCCGCACTCCGGAGGAGTTGAACAAGGTGATCTTCGGAACCACTCAGGGTCCTGACGCCTTCTAGTTCGTTTCATTTCTGACTACTACTTCACTGTTAGGAGGTGAAGAACTGTGGCTTACACAAGTACAACTGCTGTTGCTGGTCTTGTAAAGGCAGCGTATGACCGTTACGTGGAGTTCGCTCTGCGTTCGCAGCCGCTTATGCGGTCGCTCGCGGACAAGCGCCCTGTCCAGCAGGCTATGCCTGGATCGTCGGTCGTGTTCTCCATCTACAACGACCTGGCCACGGCCACGTCCACTCTCACTGAAACCACTGATCCGGATGCCGTTGCGCTTTCCGACATCAGCACGGTGTCGGTGACGCTCAATGAGTACGGCAACACCGTGCTGCAGACTCGCAAGTTGGGTGAGTTCGCTTTCAGCGACATCGACCCGGCAGTTGCGAACATTGTGGCGTTCAATATGGCTGACTCGCTGGATGCCGTGGTCAACACGGTTCTTGTCGGCGGCACCAACGTGGAGTACGGCACGGGTGGCGCGTCCACCCCGACCTCCACGGTCTCTGTTGCTGCGGAGGACACCATCGCTGCTGCGGACATCCGTAAGGTTGTTGCAAAGTTGCGTGCGAACAAGGCTGTTCCTCGCGAGGGGCAACTATACGCCGCATATTGCCATCCCGAAGTGACCCATGACCTTAGGGCAGAAACCGGGAGCGGAAGTTTCGACGACATCCGTAAGTACACCGAGGGCAACGTCGGCAACATCCTTGGCGGTGTCGTCGGTGTCATGCACGGTGCGTACTTCGTGGAAACCCCGCGTGCGTTCACGGCGAACGATGGTGCTTCTAGCATCAAGGTGTACCGCACCATTGTTGCTGGCCAGCAGGCGCTCGCTGAGGCGACCGCTGTTGAGCCCGGCGTGGTGATTGGCCCGGTTGTGGACCGCCTGATGCGTTTCCGCCCGATCGGCTGGTACTCACTGCAGGGATGGGCCCGCTACCGCGAGCCTGCTCTGTACCGCATTGAGTCTTCTTCCTCAATCGCATAGCACGTCCGCTGAGGGGCCGGGGTTCACAAGACCCCGGCCCTTTGGCATCCCCCGCTTTTCTGTAAACCCCGGCTAAATAGGAGAACACGTGGCCGACAATCTCACCAACACTGCCGAGAACAAGATGCTTGATGCTCTTGTCGGCACCGCCTCCTACTCGGCTGACACGCCGATCAAGTTGGCCCTGGTGACCGCTAATGGCAACGATGCCACTGCGGGCACCGAGGTGTCTGGCGGATCGTATGCACGGCAGGACATCACCTTCTCTGCCGCTTCAAGTGGCTCTATCAGCAACGACGCCGTAGAGACTTTCACGAACATGCCCACGTGCACTGTGGTGGGCATTGAACTGTGGGACTCCGCTGGCACGCCTTCGCGCCTCGCCTACGGCTCGCTCACTGCCAGCAAGGCGCTCACTTCCGGCGACACTCTTGAGTTCGCTATCGGGTCGATCACCCTGTCCCTGTCCTGATGTTTGACATCACCAGCAGGGTAGTTGACCTGCTGGGTGTCGGCCTCACGAGCAGCGGGCAGGCAAGCCTCACTTCGGACACTGCCCTGTCTGCGGCTGGCACCCGGAAGGCTCTTGGTGCTGCGGGACTCACTGTTGAGTCCGACCTGCAGGCTACGGCTAGGGCGACACTGTTTGTGTCGATCACCGCCGACTTCGATGCAGTGCTGGCTGGTTCGGCTAATGCCACGTTCCGCTCCCCCGCCTCAGCCCTGGTGGCTGAGTCTGCGGTCACAGCGGACGGTGCGGTGCTGTTCGGTGGCTCATCAGCCATGACGGCTGACAGTGCGGCTACTGCTACCGGCGTGCGTAAAGCACTAGGTGCGGCTGCCCTGGCAAGCAACACCGGCTCAGTGTCAGCGGGTGTGCGTGTCACGTTCGCCACTGCCGCCCTCACGGGCGATGTGGCGGCCACGTTTACGACTGGCCAGCCAGTGAAGATCCGCTTCGGTGAGGCAGCCCTTGAGGGCGACCTGGCCACCATGGAAGGCACTGCGTTCATTCGCAAGTTCGGCACGGCCAGCATGAGTGCTGAGGCCACCGCCTTTCAGGCCACTGCCTCGCCTGTATTCCGGCTGCGTATGGCTTCGGCTAAGCGGTCCATCACGGATGACTGGCTGCTCAAGCGTTACCCCATTGACGCTGGCCTGTCGCTGATCGTGAAGAACGGTGTGGTCACTGAGGTGGAGGTTCCGTCGCAGACGGAACTGGCTGAGGCTGACTACTACTTCTTGGGTGGCCGCAACAACCCGATCACCCCGGCGCAGCGGGCAACCCTGATTGCTGCAGGTTTCGGTTCCTACATTGAGGAAGACTAGATATGGCTTGCCGATCTGGCTGCCCCACGCAGGATCACCGCTCGTGGGCTGAGTGCGCTAAAGCATCGAACATCAGTGTGACTGCGGTGATCAACAGCCCGAAGCAGGGCATGTTTGAGCAGACGAAGCGGGAACTGTCCGCGTATCAGGCTCTTCGTAAGGATGGCATCCAGCCGGAGGGCACGACGATGGACAAGATCACGGCTGCACGTCAGGCAACTGAACGGCTTGGCCGTGCCTATAACGCGGAGAAAGATCCGCCTGCCCATCTGATTACCTCTAAGGCTGCTGCGGCTTACGTGAAGGCGGGTGACTCGTGAGCACGTTCACTGAAATGGTGGATCAGACGCTCCTGTACCTGTCTGGTTTCACGACGCTGCAGGATCAGTCCACGCATTTGACTGCGAACCTGACGAACAATGGCACGACCTTCGCGGTTGCTGACACGTCCGCTATTAGCCGGGGCATCATTGAGGTTGGCTCCGAGTTGATGTGGGTGGACTCGGTGGACACGCAGAACAATCTGGTGACTGTCGCGCCTTATGGGCGCGGCTACCGTGGCACCACCGCAGCGGCACACTCTTCTGGTGCCCGCGTGGTCACGTCACCGCTGTTCCCCAGGACTTTGATCAAGCAGGTGTTGAACGAGTCCATCAGGGCCGTGTACCCGGACCTGTTTGGGATCGGCTCCACAGAGATCACGTTCTCCCCTGCGATCCTCACCTACCCGCTGCCTGTGGGTGCGCAGCAGGTGATGGCTGCCTCGTGGCGCACTATCGGCCCCACTCGTGAGTGGATTCCACTGCGCCGCTGGCGCGTGGACAGGCAGGCTGCCCCGTCCGTGTTCACGTCCGGTGTGACTATCAGCGTGTACGACATGGTGGTGCCTGGCCGACCCATCAGGGTCGTGTTCTCTAAGCAGCCCACCACGATGACTAATGATTCTGATGACTATGTGACGGTCACTGGCCTACCGGCTTCTTCTGAGGATGTGATCCGCCTGGGGGCGGCTTACCGACTGGTGCCGTTCTTCGACACCCCGCACTTGTCGGGCATGTCCGCTGAGGCTGACTTCTCTTCCAACATGCGGCCCGTGGGTGGCTCTAGCCAACTGGGCCGCTACATGCTGCAGATGTATCAGATGCGTTTGCAGGAGGAAGTGAAGCGTTTGCAGGAACTTTACCCGATCCGTAGCCACTACACCCGCTGAGAGGCACGATGCCAAGAAGGTATTACTCAAGTACGGCTGCTAGGACAACTCTCTCTAGCGGCATCAACTCTAGTGTCACGTCGATCACTGTGGCTTCTACGTCAGGGTTTCCTGCGAGTTTCCCGTACACGCTGATCATTGACCAAGACCTTGTGACCGAGGAAATTGTTACGGTCACTGCTGCATCTGGTACTACGTTGACAGTTACTCGTGGCGTGGACGGCACGAGTGGCGTGTCTCACAGTGCCAGTGCCCCCGTGAACCACGGCGTTTCGGCCCGTGACTTCGATGAGCCTAATGCGCACGTAAACGACACGTCTACGGACGTTCACGGGCAGTACGTCCTAAAAGCCCTAATTCAGAACACGAAAGGTGCCCTGATTACGTCCACGGGATCAGCCGTGGACGACCTTGCACCGGGCACTAACGAGCACCGCCTAGTCGCTGACTCAGGGCAGACCCTTGGCCTCAAGTACGTCGCGGACACCACCAACTACGCCATCGGGGCAAAGGGTGATCTGCTAGTCGGCACCGCGGCAGACACGGTCACTAATGTCGCCGTGGGCGCTAACGGCAGGCGGCTAGAGGCCGACTCCGCTCAGGCGTCTGGCGTGAAGTGGGCACCGGACCCCGTTGTCCTGGCGGTTGCGGTTAGTGACGAGACAACGGCGATCACGACGGGCACGGCTAAGGTCACGTTTCGTATGCCTTTCGCTATGACCGTGACGGCGGTACGGGCGTCCCTGTCTACGGCGTCTACGTCTGGCACGCCTACCTTTGACATAAATGAGGGCGGCTCCTCAATCCTTGGCACGAAACTCAGCATCGACGCGAACGAAAAGACCTCGACCACGGCGGCGTCAGCCGCGACTATCACGGACTCTGCTCTAGCCGATGATGCCGAGATCACCATAGACATTGACACGGCAGGCACGGGCGCTAAGGGCGCTAAGGTTTACATCATCGGGACACGGGCATGACAGTCCTTTTTATCAACCCTTTTCTTGTTCAGCCTTCAACAATTGACGTTCGTTACCTTGTCATCGCTGGCGGCGGTGGCGGTGGCCAGACAGCGACAAGTATGACCGGGGGAGGCGGCGCGGGAGGCTACAGAAGCAACGTACCGGGACAAGTCTCTGGCGGTGGCGCAAGTGCAGAGTCAAGCCTTGAATTATCGCCCGGCACTGCCTACTCAGTCGTCATCGGGGCTGGAGGGGGAGGATCAAGCAACGGCTCTACGACAACGTTTAGCACCGTATCAAGTACCGGAGGGGGTCGCGGAGGACTTGGCGGCAGTTCGTATGCCGGAGCGTCAGGAGGCAGTGGAGGCGGTGGCAGCAGCGGCTACGCAGGCGGCGCGGGTACTGCTAATCAAGGCTACGCTGGCGGTGCAAGCAGTAATTATGGCGCCTGCGGAGGAGGCGCAGCCAGCGTCGGCGGCGGTTCTGTATCAGGAAACACGGGCGGCAATGGGGCGTCTTCCGATATTACTGGGACGTCAGTTACGCGCGCTGGTGGTGGAGGAGGGTTGGACGGCGGCGCGGCCGTCGGTCTTGCGGGGGGAACCGGAGGTGGAGGGTCGGCTGATTACTTTGCTAGCGGGGGGAACGGTACAGTAAACACTGGCAGCGGGGGCGCTGGACACCGCGCTGGCAGCGGCAGGATTGCTGGTTCTGGTGGTTCCGGCGTCGTCATCTTGTCTATTCCAGAAGGAAATACGGCGTCTTTCTCCGGCGGCGTTTCGCAGACCTCAACTACCTCGGGTGGTCGCCGCATCTACACGATCACCGCTGCCGGTGCCTCTGACACCGTGACCTTTGCTTAGGAGTGACTGTGGCTCATTACGCATATCTGAACGCGGATAACGTCGTCACGCAGGTCATTGTCGGCAAAGACGAGGACGAGGGCGACACCGACTGGGAGGACTACTACGGTGCGGTGCGTTGCTCGTACAACACGCACGGCGGTCAGCACACCACGGGCGGGACGCCCTTCCGCTACAACTACGCCGGGATCGGCTACACGTTCGACCCCGACTTTGGCCCTGACGGTGCCTTTATTCCCCCGCAGCCGTTCCCGTCATGGGTGCTGAATCCTGACACGGCCCTATGGGATGCGCCGACGCCGATGCCCGAGGAGGGCGGTCCGTGGGCGTGGGACGAGGACACCCTCGCATGGGTCGAGGTCGGAGAGTCTTAGGAACTTTAGGCGGGTTTATTCATTCTGGATAAACCACACTAAACCTCCTAACGAAACTAAGTCGGCAACCTAGGGGTTGGCGCGTCTAGGTCGTGAAAGTAAGAGTTGACGCCATCGGCACGATCCTGCCGATTCTCGGCAGACGGTCGCGTAGAAGTCCGGCAAACGGTCCAGTTCGGCACGATCGTGCCGTTGCGTATATGCACACACTTCTCATACCTGGGGTATGACTTCCGGCTATGAGAACCACTGCACTGTGATGCAGTAATGCAGCACTTAGTGCTGCATTGTGCTGCCGGATAAGGAGAGGTTATGGATGACGACATCTGGGAGTACCTGGGTTACACGCAGTATGACGACGAGTGATCGACTGCGATAACTGCGGCATGGCCTTTGAGCCTGCCTGGTCCCGCTGGCTGTGTCCGCACTGCCACGTCAAGGCTCACTGCTGTGAGGGGGCACCCCTCGCTTTCAACGGTATACCGATAACTAGCAAGGAGTAACAGCATGTCACTTGGTGGCCTGGTGCGGGTTGAGAACCCGCGTGGAGAGACACTGGTAGTGGAGTTTACGGGCGGCACTTGGAAGCCCAATGCCGACCTGTCTGGCTCTAACGTTTCATTCCCTGACACGATCACTGCGAGCAAGTCGTACTACATTGGCGGGGACACGGATGTTGTGATCTCTGTGAAGCGCAACGGTGTTGAGGTTGCCAACACTCCTGATGGCACTCGGACTGTCCGTATCAAGGATGGTCAGGCCCTCGTGTTCACTCCGTCTTCGGACCCTGACCGTCGTGTCAGCGTTGAGGAGTCGGATGCCCGCTATGTGGGCAAGGGTGCTGCGCAGAAGGCCCTGATTGCGACTGCTACGGCGTCTGTGAATCTGCCGGAGATTGCTGCTGGTGCGACTGGTTCGGCCACGTTCACGCTGACTGGCGCTGCTTCTGGCGATGTCGTGATTGTGAATCCGCCTGCTCTCACCACTGGCCTTGTGTTCGGTGGGGCCGCTGTGACGGCCTCCAATACGGTCACGGTGTATGCGACGAACGTGACGGCTTCGCCTATTGACGAGGCTGCGGCAACGTTCCGCTACGTGTGGATTGACCTGACCTGATGTTTGTGGTGGGGGGCCGGGCCTTCGGGCCCGGCCTTCTTCTGCATGCCCGCCGTACTGTGAGGAGCACTGGTGCCGTCGTTTGACATCACTGAGGATGTGGTCTTTGACCTGACTGGCCGGGGTGCTTCTAGCCCCACTCAGGCCACGGTGTCTAGCAACGTGGCATGGGATTGCAGTGTGGGTGGCTTGCCTTTCCTGTTTGCTTTGTCGGACCAGTATCCGATGCGCAGGGAAACGTCTGAGTTTCGTAGGCAGCGGGTCGATAGTCAACGTGATGTGGGCGAGCAGTCCCTTGATTCGGGGTTCTGGATTCGGTCGCAGTCTTCTTGGCATTACGGTGCGGGACTTACTTCCGCTGAGCCTCTGGAAGTGAATGACGCTGAGGCCCGATTCCGGTTCGCTGCATCTGGTGGCGTAGACCCGTGGACTCCTGGCGAGTTGCGGCTACTGCATGACACGGAGCGACTGGTCACGGACACGGGTGCTGGCCCGGTGTTGATCGGTGTGGATACGGGTGTGCTGTATGGGCAGGGTATTGACCTGACGTATCAGCCTTCGACGGGTAGCAGTAGTGCTGTGACGTGGGGCGGGTCTAACGCGATCACGAGTATAACGTCGAATGGTTCGCAGTATTTTGTATGCGACAACGACAAGATTTACAAGGGCAACTTGCCGTCTAGTGCGGGCTCTGCGATCTATGAACTTTCTGCTGCTGGCCTTGTGCGTTGGGTGAAGCAGCGTCTTATGGTGGCGACAGGTGCGGCGATCCATGAGGTGACTGACTTGTCACCTTCTGGTGCCCCTGCGGCGCTGCCTGCTGCTCTGTACACGCATCCTGTGTCTTCGTGGACGTGGACTGATTTCGCTGAGGGACCTGCAAGCATTTATGCGTCCGGGTATGCGGGTGACACGTCTGCCATTTTCAACATTGGTGTGACTGCTTCGACTACTGCTGTTGAGTTGGATCAGCCGGTGGTGGTGGCTGAACTGCCTCGCGGTGAGACTGTGCTCAGCACGTACTCCTACATTGGTTCGTTCCTGATTGTGGGCACGAGCAAGGGTGTGCGTATCGCTGCTATTCAGTCAGATGGAAGCCTGAGTATGGGCCCGCTGATTGTGGAGATTGCTGGCGGATCTACGGATGCGGTGGCTGTGGACCGTTACGTGTACGTGACGGGTGCTGCTGATGCTGATGCGGGTAACCGGGTGAAGCGGGCTGGCCTGTACCGGATTGACCTTGGCCAGCCTCTTGACTCTGGCCAGTTGCGGTACGCCTATGCGTCGGATCTTGTGGCTCCTGCAGATACGGCTGGTTCGGCTACGCAGGTAACTCTTGCTGGTGGCCGGGTGTGGTTCGCGGTGGATGGTGCTGGTTTGTTCCGCGAGAAGTCCACTTTCGTGTCTGAGGGTTGGCTTGAGTCTGGCCGTATCCGCCTTGGCACTCTTGAGCCGAAGGCGTGGCGGGATGTGCGTTTGATTGTGAAGCGTGCATCTACGGGGTCCGCTGAGGCTTATGCCTCCACTCGTGACACGACGGCTCCTTCTGAGTGGAGTCGTGTCATCGGTGTTGATGGCACTGCCTATGACTTGTATGGCTCTTTGGCTGCGGTGTCTCCCAGTCCGGAGGCGGAACTGTTTGCGGCTGTGCGACTGGTGGCTCCTTCGGGGCAGGCTACGTCACCTGCGGTGGTGGGTTATCAGGTGCGTGCGGTGCCTGCACCTAAGCGCAGTCGTCTAGTGCAGGCCGTGGTCATGCTGTTTGATTTCGAGACTGACCGCAAGGGCTTGCGTCATGGCCAGGTGGGCGGTGCTTATCTGCGCTTGAAGGCTCTTGAGGATCTTGAGTCTTCTGCTGGTGTGGTGTTGTGGCGTGACTTCACTACGGGTGAAGTGGCTGAGGCTTACATAGAGCGGGTGTCGTTGCAGCGCACCACTCCGCCAACTCGTGCGAACGGTAATGCTGGCGGTGTCGGGCAAGTGGTGTTGAGGCTGATCTGATGTATGAGACTCCGGATTGGATTCAGATTGCTCAGGACATCGGCATCTTGATTGGTGTCATCGCTGCAGTGGTGGGTTCTGTGGCGGCTGTGGGCCGCTTCCTGATTGTGCGTCCGCTTGAACATTACATAGATCAGCGCACGCCGCGTAACGGCGGCAAGTCACTTGGTGACTTGCATCAGAAAGTGGATGTGATCTCTGACCGCATTGTGCGGATTGAGAAGGAGATCATTCGTATCGACGGAGAGGTGCAGCATCTTGCTGACTGATAGAGGTTTCTGGATTGCTGCTGCCGAGCGGGCAGTGAAGACGTTTGCCCAGGCTCTCGTGGCCCTGTTTGTGGCTGGGGTGACGGTGCTGACGATTGACTGGCAGCAGGGCTTGGCTGTGGCTGCGACGGCTGCTGTGGTGTCTGTGCTCACGTCGATCGCGTCGTACTCCGTGGGTCCGTTCCTCGGCCCGTCGCTGGTGGATGAGGCAGTGGTGCTGCCGGATGAGGACGATGATCTGTGAGCCCAATAGATGACCTTGAGTTTGATCCAGGCACGGCACCCGCTGAGGTTCCGGCTGTGGACATTGAGCCTGATCCTTCTGACGTTGCTTGCGGGGAGGCACTGTGGCAGTCCTAAAGCCGTCCGCCGACCAGATTGCTGAGGCTCTTCGGGATTGGGTTCCGGAGAGGAAACTGATCTTCCGGCCAGGATGGAATACCCGTGGCCGTCAGTGGTCGTATGGGATTCGCGGCTGCATGGTGCATCACTGGGCTGGCACGGGTGATGGTGGCCAGGCGTGGATGGAGCAGAACGGCACGTCCGCTTACCCGTACTGCAACAACACGGTGCGCACTGATGGCCGTGTCATGGTGCTGTCCGCCTTGTCGGCTTGGCACTCAGGTCTTGGTGGCCCGTGGAATCGGGCTGGTGTTCCGAAGGATGCCGCTCACCTGATGGTGTGGGGTATCGAAATGGAAGGCCCCCAGCCGGGGACGAAGTTCGGTGTGGATGACATGACGGATCAGCAGTGGCGGAACACTGCTCGGGTGATCTGCGCTATCCGTGAGGTGGCGGGGGCTGAGGCTTTCCCGAACTTCCAGCGGGTCGTGACCCATGCTGATTGGACGGACGGTACTGGCGGTGTGGCGGGCACGACCCTGCCTACGGTGGGCAGGAAGAATGACGTGTGGGCTGACACCCCGTTCATTAGGCGGCAGGCCAAGGACCGGTGGCTGACTAAACACCCTGGCAAGCCCAGCAAGGCGAAGGCTCTTTAAGCGATTCTGAGCCCTGATTGGCCCGGACCCTATCCATGTAGGGGTCCGGGCCTTTTCGTCGTTCTACGGGGCTCCTGTGGCCTCCTACGGGCACTGTAGGGCCCGTGCTACTTACGCTTCGGCTGGGGTGGTAGGTGAGTCACCTTGAATCTTTGATACCTAGTTGATTTAGGTAGGTTCACTCCCTTGCCTTGCTCAAGCGGCCAAGCACAGTCGGGGCAGTAGTCCATGAACCACTCGGTGCCATGCCGGTTCTTGATCCGGAACCGCTCTGTGGGCCCCTCCACCTGGCAGCCGTCACACACCACACTAAGACGTTGAGCCATCCTCGCCTCCCCTGACAAGGCGAATCCTACTATCCCGCTGGATTGACGGATACATACGCTTGCCAATGATCGACTCGTTGCGCTGCTCCTTGGCGATATTCCAACCGATATACCGCTGGCTCACCTTCACGTCGGTGTGCCCGAGAAGGCTGGCCACCTCCATGATGGCGAAGTCCGCACCCTCCGAACCTCGCAACTCTTGGAAGCGGGCAGAGCCACCGGAACGCCGCAAGGTGTGCACACCCTCCCAGTGGGTGTCGTAGCCGAGAGCCTTCAACGGCCTCTTGATCACCTCATACGGCTTGCCCAACTTCTTCGTCGGCTTGAGGTGCGCTGGCTTACGGGTGTCCCGCACAAGCCGCTTCGTTGCCGGGTCCTGCTCATAGAAGTCCGGTCCTTTCGCCGGAACCAGAAACCACTCAGGCTTGATGGTGCCTTGATCCAGGCGATACCAGTTCTGCCAAGCCACCAGTTCCTCCCGCAACTCCTCACCAATCGGCTTCGCATCCTCCAACTTCGTCTTGTGATGCACCGCATGCAGCAAGCCAGCGCCGAAGTCCACGTCAGCCCACTTGAGGGTGGCGATCTCGGAGCCACGCAGCAGGGTGAACAAGGCCAGAGCCACTACTGCCCGATCACGGGGGTGGCTGCAGGCATCCATCAGCGGGTAGAACTCATCCGGCGACAGGCGCAAGCGGTCCTTCGACCGCACCCTGGCCACCTCCCACGTGACCGTGGGGTCATGGTCGGGCCAGGTGTAGCGGGAGTTCCGCAGCCACTTGAAGAAGACACGCAGGCTGGCGAGGTACTGGTTCTGTGTGGAGTCAGCCCAGTCGCCTGCCGCGAAGAAGCGGTCAATGTGGATGGGCTCTATCGCATCCGTGGAGATATCACCCCACGTCTTGAGTGCCTTATGTAGCACGTACACGTATCCATCGACCGTGTTCTTTGCTCGCCTCTTGGCTCGCAGGTGAGCGGCGAACTCATCTATCGCCGCTGACAGGCTCGTTGGCTGGATGTTCCTGTTCATTGAAGCCTCCTCCGGGGTGCTCTTTGGGCCGATTGTAACCTGCCACAGCCTCCCGTGTGTGGCTTTCGTAGCATGCCACACTCTTGCAGTTGGGTTCATAAAAGATATGCGGCTTTGACGTGGGCAAACACTGCCCTTTCCAATGCCTGTACATGAACCATGTTGAACCTGTGGGGATCAGTTACTAGCGGCCCGCTGTTTAGTTGACGCCCCCTAGTCTATCTGCTCTTTGGACTTGCTACCCTGATGCGGCACTCGTCCGGGTGGCGGAATTGGCAGACGCGCTGGCTTGAGGTGCCAGTGGCCTTTACGGGCTGTGCGGGTTCAAGTCCCGCCTCGGACACTTTGACCGGTCATTT